GCCCAGAATAGTGCTATCAGCCGCATTTGAATAGGATACAAAGCCACTCATAGAGCGGTAGCCCTGAGCCGCTGGTATGCAGTTCTCTGCAACAGTTACAGTGTTGTTAAGAGCCGGTTGGTCCGGCATCCATTCGCCCAAGGTAATCATTGTCTAAACCAAACCTCTTCGCCAATATCTTGATTAGCCCAAACCTCAGAGCCCAGAGCAACGTCAGACCAAACCTCTGTGCCGACATCTGTATCAATCCAGTCCTCGCCTAAAATCTTGGCCTCGACATCTGTGGTCATCTCTATGCTGGCATCTCCTGCTCCTGCAAACGTGGCAGAGCTATCTGACTGAGCAGTTACAGCTATTTCTGGTGATGCTAACATGCCATGCAATAGCGTCGGGGTTGATGTGCCGGTTGCGGTTATATCCAAAGACGAGGAGAAACCCTTTAGGTGTGTTGACGCACTCTGAGCAGAGAAAGCAATATCAATGTCAGAGGCCACTCTCTGTAGCCGGTTCACGTCAGAGCTTGCCGTAACGCTCGCAGAAACGTCTGCCGCCAATGCCAGAACAGCAAAGGCTGATGATGTTGTTGTTATGTTAAAGCTGGCGGAACCCTCTGCAATTACCAGACTTAGTGCGTCTAGCTGGTCTAGCGTACCATAGCTATCCAGCGAGTCCATAACACCAAGAGCATCAAGTTCCTTGAGCGTTGCCATTTTTTAATCTGCTGTTACGTCTAAGTCACCAGATGCAATTCTGAGAACGTCAGAAGTTGCAATCGTCTTTGCTGTTGTGAACGCCCCGTGGATTAAAAGATTGCCAGAGGATGCCGCATCAAAAACACCAAAGTGAGATACCGTGCCCCATGAGCCAGTAGCCGCTGGAAATTCGATAATTGCGTTATTTGATGTCGTGCCACTAGCCGCCGCTGAGAATGTTACAACCTTGCGAGTGTAGCCACTGCCGGACAATTCTGTGCCAGAGGCATCATCGCCAAAGGAGCCGGTTGATAGCCCGATATACACGCTTGAGGGCATGGTATAAGCGCCCGTGCCGAGTACATGGTCCAAGACCTCGTTTTCTAGGTAATCTGATAAACTTGCCATTTTTTAGTTCTCCGCCACAGCGTTTTGTCGTGAATAAATACTTTGGATTTGCAATGAGCCCGTGCCGTAATGTGCGCGTTGCTCGTCTACCTTTACCTCCTCCATGCCGCGTGTGAACTTGGCATCATACTGCGAGGCCCGTGCCTCATCTAGTAAGTACGCGTATGATTCTGCCAGCGCCCCATACAGATAGAGGTCTGGGCTCCGAAGGAATAGGGTCGGGGTGGCTGTGTCTGAGATGCTTTCGAGACTGCCGATATAGACAATCTCCATTGTGTAAGCATCATCAGGGACGGGCCTGATTTTCATTTCCTTGCCGACAATGCTGAACCCCTCTGGGCGACCACCGCCGGATGAGGCGTATGAGGTATCCAAAGATGACGGGCTGTAATATGTCAGAACCTGAACGGGGTCAGTGTTTAGCTTTACTTCGCGCACTTCACGCAGGTCAGTAGGCAGGGCTATGTATTCATCGCCGCTGGTCAGCGTTGCTGTTGAACGCTTCTCCTGCTCACGGGTCTCAAGCTCACGGCTCATGCGGCCCTCAGCAAGCTGGATAAACATTGGTATCTGTGCTGTGAGGTCATCACGCGCCAGAAAATCTGCAATACTGGATTTCAGTTCTGAATAGCTACCTATACTCATATGTTACCGCCGCCCGTTCTGAATGCTTTGTTTTCGCTGTCGTTCAGCCACTGCTTCCAAGCCTTCGGATTATCAGCGGGCTTGCCGAACTTTTCTATGAGGTGAGCATACACTATATTAGGTATTTCTGCCACATGGGACATATGCTTCTGAGTTCCGCGCATTTGGCCCTTTTGCCACTGGTCGTTCATGTGCTTGTTCAGCGTGATGAGACCGTCGAAATGCTGGGTCTGCTGGATTACCTCAGTGCCGTCTGCATTCTGGTGCAGGTATAATTCTTTGCCCGTAATTGGGTCTTTACTTAACACTCTTTTCATATTGCCCTCCTGATGGGTAGAGGGGGCAGTTGCCCGCCCCCTCAATGCTATTAAGAACCGTTAAGGTCCAAAATCATTGCATGTGCCTTTGGTGCCTGAACCTTCAAAGACCACTCAGTGATTATCTGAGTTTTCTCTGCATCACCTGTAGCCGCAATTTCTTTCTCAGCGAAATTACGTCCGTTCAGTGTGCAAAGGCTGGCGAAGTCTGGGTCAATCAAGAAGATACGGTCATTACCGAGGAATCTTGAAGGAGCCACATCCAATGTGCCGAAGTCTGTTAAAAACACGCTAGTGCTTCCAACATAGGTCGTTGCCTTCGCCGCAGTCATATTCACATCGTTTGACACAAGGTTGCCAGACGCTGACAGGTCAGAGAAGTTTGCACGGTTAGTCGCAGATGCAACAAGCATCTTTGGGTTTCCGCCGTCGGTCCATGCATCTTGCATGCCGTCTTCAATCAGAGCCAGTGTCAGAGCACGGTCTGTGCCGCCTGTCACTGCATCTGTGCCGTCGCCTGTTGCAAACGCACCAGCGTCTGCGCCGACTGAGCCGTTTGTAATCCAGCATGAGAGAGACGCAGATTTGCGTGGCTCAGAAGCTGAACGTGCTACGTCTGTGTCACCGATTGACTTTTCGATGTCACGACGAAGTTCCAATGACTTTAGAACTTTCTGGTATGCAAGTTCTTTGTCACGGCCTGCTTTGTCCACAACATCGAGAGTCCCAGAAACAGCCACAGATTTCACTGAAATCTGGTGGTAGTTACCAAAACGAGCCGTAGCTGTAGGCGTACCGAATGATGCATCAGCACCTTCAGAAGCGTGGTTATCAGTAGCGGCGGCGGCTAGTTCCTGAACTTGCCATTCAGTAAAGATGCCGTTGCTTGTTTCTTTTTTCAGTGCTGAAAAAATTGGTGTCTCATCGGGGTCAATCCGATAGATTACGTCTGCGAGTTGCTCGCGCTCGCCCTTTGCAAGAGCAGTAGTGAAAGTAGCCATTGTTGGCCTCCTAAAAGTTAATTACCCATAAGGTATGATACAGCGGCATCAACGGAACGCTCATTATTGAGACGGTCCAGCCCCTGCTTACGTTGACGACTTGCAACTTGTGCCTTGCTCTTAGGCTGTCCTGCCTTAGCCATTTTAGGTGCGCTCTTTGCTTTTTTCTTCGCGGCGGGAGTCTTCTTCTGAAGGTTGTCCCACTGCCACGCCTTATAAAGCAATTCGATAGCCCGACTATCTGAGGCTTGTGAGACCTCTTCCTGCGAAAACCCACGAGACTGAGCGTACTTGATAACTTCCTGACGCTCGGCGTTGCGTGTATCCTCATTGGACCAAGCCGGAATGCGGTCAAGCATTTCAACTCGTTGAGCTTCCAAGTGCCTCTGTCTAAACACCTGTTGCTCTTGCGCTTGCTCCTGCTGAATGCGTTGTCTTTCAGCTTCAACGTGACGAGCCTGTTCTTTTTGCTGGTCTAGTTGAGCCTTATAAACAATCAAATCCTCAGCCGGATACTCCTTGGCTAGTGCCGCCCAATCAGGTTCCTGTTCAGGGATTGCCTGTTGGAGTTGCCCTTGAACTTGTTCAAGTTGCTGTGCGTACATATCCCTCATTTGCTTCACTTGCTCAGCCTCTTGCTCAAAGGCTTTGCGTTGTTCAGCGAGGTCCATGCCACGCTTGGTTAATGAACGATTTGTCTGGTAGCCCTTTTGGAGTTCGTCAAAAGTAACCTCATACTCTTCGCCGTCTATTTTAACGGAGTAAAGTTCTGACTGAGGTGCTTCTTCTTCCTCTTCGGGGTACTCATCTTCTTCGTCATCTGCGTCTTCAACAACTTCCTCTTCAACAATATCTTCGGAGCCCTCTTCGGGGTTGTCCTCATTTACTGCCTCAAATTCAGTCTCCAACGGTGCAGAGGCTTCTGCCTCTACGTTTTCGCCATCTGTCGCCTTGTCCGCAGGGAGGGCATTTAGTAGGCTATCAACTGCATTGTTCAAAGTAATTGGCTCGAATCCATTCTGGGTATCGGACATTGCTTCTACTTCCTTTTCTCAAATTTCACGCGGTTATGC